TCTTCATGTACTCTTTGCATTATAATTATTCTGACTCCAATATCTGCTTGATTCAATCTTGAGTAAAATGTTGTTCTATACCACTCATTTGCATTATCTCTTTCTGTTGCAGAGTTTGCCATTTGTGGTGATAGAGGGTCGTCTACTATAAGAAAGTCACCTCCCTGACCAGTTACTGTACCACCCACAGAAGTTGCTCTTCTCATTCCAATATGATTATTTTCGTATCTCTCTTTTAGGTTTTGATCTTTCTTAATATGAAAAACATCTCCCCATCTTCTTTTGAACCAATCGCTAAAAATTATATCTCTGGACTTTGTTGCAAGTTCAATAGATAGTGTTGCAGAGTAGGATGAGGTTATAAATCTTAGTTTTGGTGATTTTATCCATGCCCATACTGGAAACATTACAGTTACTATTAGAGATTTAGTGCTACGAAAGGGTACGTTAATAATTATGTCTTTTGTTTTTGGTTTTTGTGCAATTATTCTCTCGCATTCTTTTTGCAACAAATCACAAATATATTCATGATGCCAATTTGTAGATAGTGGTACTGATGGTTCTACCACATGCCATGCTTGTTTAAAAAACTCATAGAAACTCATTTCACAAAGTTTCTTGTTTAGTGCAAATTTTAGTGCTTGTTTTTTATTCATCTAATTCTGTGTAGTCAATATCTTCTGCATCTTCCAGACCTCTAATCTGTTTTTTAATATCATCAAGAGTTGCACCTTCGTTTAGATTTATTTCTATTTTGGTGTCAGTATCTTTTTTTATTTCTGTTGCAGAAAGTTTTGGTATGGCATAGTTCATAAGTTTAGCTATAGCATCTATGTAGGCACGTGGATCTTCATCAAATAATATATCAAGTGCCATTTTAATTTTTACTGGTTGTCCTTCCAAAGCATATGCCAAAGACTTTCTAGTCATTCTAGCCACTTGTCTCATCTCAGTATTTTTTGGTTCAAGTGCTTTTGGAGTCTTGTTGTAGTTTTGATCTATCTTGCCAATAGAATCATACTTAACTCTTTTTTTCATAGCTTCTTTACCAACATATTTTTTACTATCATCATTCATGTTGCCAATATACAATAAACATTCTAACTATATTCATAATAAATATATAAAATTGAACATCTAATTTTTAACATTATGTTCCAATTGTAAATAAATTATGCAAAACTATAATTTTAAAACAGTACCTTCGTGACCTTTATACAACAAAAGTAAACACAATACATTTTTTATCCTAAAACATAGTATTTATAAAATTGAACTTTAGTTCTGTGTGTGTCCGCTTGTGGGGTTAAGAACAGGATATATATTTTTTTACGGAATCGCAAAACTACAAAAATATTTTTAATAATTTAACAAAAAAAATATAAAAATGTTAACAATTTTTAAATATATTAACAAAAAAAATTGTTTGTTTATAAAAAATTTGCTTTTTTCTTGTGTATAAGGAAAAAATTTGCAGATCATACAACACTTTTTTTTTACTTTCTAATAAAAACTAATTAATTAATATAATAAGTTTTAAAGCGTTTTAATACTTGTAAAGTGTATAGTATTTAAAATATAATTATAATACTTTAGACAATAAAAAAAGCACCTTAAAAAAGATGCTTTTAGTATTTATACAAACTTAGTTATTTAAAAAGGAAGTTGAAATTTCAAATCATTTATTAAAGTTTTAATTTGTTTGTTTGTATAATCTTTTGAAGATTTAACAACATTAATAAGCGTTTTAATATGTATTTTATTATCATAATGTTTTTTTATATCGTTGTTATTGTTTAGTGTTTCTATTTCTGTTAATATCCAGAAACTAAGTTCATTGATTAAATTTCTTTTTTGTTTTGATATTTTCATAATTTATTTTTTTAAAATGTTTAATATTTTTTTGTATATATTCATTTTATAAAGTTTTTTGAATAAAAGTATTAATAATATAATAATAAATAGATCTAAAAAATTTATCATTCCAATTAGTACGATTAATGTCATTATAAAATTATTAACGTTTGATAGTGGTAATTTTTGCATAATTTAAATTTTTATAATGATGAATAATAATTATCTGCAAATACTTCTTTAATTTTTTTTCCTTTTTTTGTATTAAAATTATAAGAATGTGTAAATAGTTTTTTTATTGGTTCGTTCTCTATCATAAAGAAAAACATTTCTAAGGGCGTACAATTATATTTTTTTGCTGTTTTTCTACTTGCTAAAACCAAATTATATATTTTATGTCTTATTATTCCATAATTATTAAATATGTAATTACTTGCGAAATCTATCGTTAATTTTTTTATTTGTTTCATTTTAAAGTGTTTTTATAGTTAGTATTTATTTTAATGATATACAAGGCCAATCTTTTTATTTTTTTGAATGGCGTTTAAATCGTTATCACTTGCGTTGATATAACCTGCATTAATTAAATCTTTTACATTTTTAAATATTTTTGCGTGTCGATCCTTTGCAAGATTAATTAAATTGTCAATTTTTGACCCTTCCGAAAATATAACTTTAAAATTTTTAGGAAGTTTTAAACCCTTAAAAAATTTGATTGATTTTGTATAAGCGTAAAAAATAACCTCTTTATTATCTTTGGCGATTTGTAGCCATTTATTTAAATAATCAACGCTATAAAAGTCGCCACTATCATGTATACGTACATGCGTTGGCCGTTCTAGTAATATATTAGCGTTCATAATTGTAACAAACTCTTCTGTTTTTGTTAGTTCATAGCGTTTTTGTTGGCCTTTCTTTACGTTGCTAAAACGATAATTTCCTTTTTTAGCGTAACAATATTTTACACAGTCTTTCGCAAATGGGCAAGTTAATTTGCCGTTTAAATCTTTATAAGCAGGTATGCTAAAATTTAATACCCTTGCGTTATTTAATAAAGATGTTTTTTTTAGTTTTGTGTTTTGTGTTAATAGTTTCATTTTTTTGTGTTTAGTTTTATTAATTTTTTTTATCGTTCATCCCTCTCTGCATCTGCTTTTGATTCCAAATAATTTTCTTTTTGTATTGCTTGATACTCATAGTCCTCAATTGGTTCGCAATATTCTAAACAATACTGACAACGATCAGAGTAATTAACCCTTGCGCCACAACAATTTGAAACGTAATCGCTACCATAATCTTCTGGTGTTGCTAGTTTATATTTATCATAATTTTTCATAATTTATTTATTTTAAGTTAGTAATATAATTAATTAGTCTTTTATCAAAATTTGTTTTTTTGTTTCTTTCTTCTTGTTCTTTTCTATCTTTAAATTGTTGATTAATTTTAATTGAAGTGTTCCAGTCTAATTTTTTTAATTTGTCTATTTCTTGTAAATATTCTTTTAATCTTTTTGAGTTCATAGTTTTATTTATTTAATTTAAATTAATATTTTTTTGTTCGTTCTCTATTATTTGCAAGGCTTCAATACAATGCTCAATTTTTTCTATATCATCCCACCAAACAAAATTTTTTTGAAATTGTATATTTTCTAAAGTGGTTTTTAGTCTTTCTTTAACTGCTTCAATTGTACATTCAATTAATAAATTTTCTCTTTTCATTTTTTAAAGTGTTTTAAGTTTTATGTAATTATTTACAATGCAAATATACAAACTTTTTTAATATTCAACAAAAAAAATAAAAAAATGTTAAAAAAGAAATAAACATTTATCTTGTTAATAACTTGATAATCAACGCCTTATATAGAACGCACACACACGCACACGATAACAGCAGACCCAGCAGTTTCACCAGCAGTTTCAGGGCAGTTTCACAGCAGATTTTTTACAAAAATTTTTTTTAAAATATTTTTTGTTATGGAATTTGTAAATACCAGTCAGCAGTTTCAATGCACTCATCAAGACCTTTAACAACCTTTGCAAAGTAACCTGCTTCATTTAAATATGCAACCCACTCTTTTTGTTCTTTAGTTGGATATGATTTTTTATCTGCTTTAATCTCTAAAAAGCATCCTGCATATTTGTGATTTACTTTTAGTATTTGCATGTCAGGAAATCCTTTGACATAACCTGTTTTTTTAGCTAACACAGCTTGTTTCATTGAAGTTCTTATACCTCCTAAAGAAGCACAGTATCTAACTTGAGGATAATTGTATTTAAGGTAGGTACAGAACGCTGCTTGTACTGATGCTTCAGGTTTCATTAATGATGGTTGTAAACAGATTTACCTACCCTGCGTACCCCCCTATACCCCCCATCACCCCCTGCATAGGTTGTCTTTTTGATAAGTTGATACATTAATGGTTGAGATACATTGTACTTTCTAGCCAAAGAAGATATAGTTATCTTTTCTGTAGCATTGTTATATTCATCTCTTATAGCTTGTGCTTCTTCCTCTGTAAACTTTCTTCTGGAGTAACCTCCACCTCTCATGTCTTTTCTATCTTCTAATTTTATTTTTCTAATCTTTGGCATATCTAATAATTTGTAAAGCCATACTGATCTTCAATATCAACTTTTATTATTTCTACTTTAAATTTATTTGGTTTTTTTTTATGCAAGTACAATATTCTATTCATTATTGTTTCATCCTTTTTCATCTCATTTACATCATCTGTTGTTGCAAAAGTATCTATCACCCCCTTTACTGGCTTTCTAGTCACACCTATCTTATTACTAATCTTATAAGTAGCAAATATTCTAAATATTGGCTTTGGCATTTTTAATTTTATCTAACTCAAACTCTAAATGGTTAATAGCTTTTTGTATGCAATCTATAGCAGTTTCATGCTTCCTAGAACAACGCAATATGTAACTCGTTGCTGTTCCTAAATTATAACTAAGATCAAAATCTTCTATAACTTTTCTTGCTTCATAACCATAAACATTACCTATGTAATAGTTTGGTGTTTTATTTTCTTTATAATCTATTCCTAGTTCTTCTTTTGACATAAACATTTTTGGATTTATTAATTTATTCCTATCAAAGTCATAATAATATTTACTGTGTTTTTCTTTTTTCATTTATTCTATCATGATGTAAACCACCTGTTAAAGTTTTTTCATATTGTTTTATATTTGATTCTAACCTCTCATCATTCTTACTTTCATGCAAAGATGCGATGCAATGTAATAAAATACTTATAAAAAACACAACAAAAACTATACATAATAAAATACAAAAAATAATCATTTATCAAATTTTTTTGCTGCTTGATTATAGCCATACATCCAACCAAAAAAACAAGAAGCTATCATTAATAATAC